ACAGTACCTTCTACGTCAAGTGTAGTAGTAGGACTTGTGGTACCTATACCTACATTAGCAGAATCGTCAATAGTCATCGCTTGAGTTATAACACCATCACCTGTATCATTAGTTTTTACATAAAATTGTAATTCGCCTTTTGCTTGACTTCCTGTTCTTTTATATATAAGTGAAGCACCCACATCATCTGTTGCAGCACTTGTTAAAAAGGCTAAACCTGTACCTTCGTTAGTATCATTAGCAGGATTTCTTAACAGTAAATGATAATTTTCAGGCTCATCTGTATCTGCTAAAGCATTATTATTTGATTCTATATGCAAAGGAGCAATAGGACTAGTAGTACCTATACCTACATTACCTGTTCCTGTAATTCTCATTTTTTCAGCATTACTAGCGTGAAATACAACATCTGCAGCATCATTACTCCAAATGTTTTCTATTCTCATATTATTGCTACCATCTAATCCTATACCACCTGTTACTGCACCACCATCTTGTGCAAATAATACTTGTGGATTGTCTAATTCATTATCATTATCTGTATCGGCTTCAATTTTTAGTTGAACATCTCCACTACTAGATGCTAAATGTAATAATGTATCAGGACTTGTAGTACCTATACCTAGATTACCTGCTGTGGTAAGTGCCATTTTATCATTACCTGCAATTTGCCACTTATAACCAAATAATCCTGTACTGAATGTAGAATCCCAACCTACCCATTGTATATCATCATCAATAAAATATTTACTTCTAATATTATTAGTACCTTCTGCACTATATAGTATATATGCAATTTCTTCATCATTTGTTGTGCTTGATAATTGTATTGCTTTATCAGGATTTGTTACAAATGTAGCAGTAGCATCATCTCCAACGTGTAATAAATGGTTAGGACTTGTGTTACCTATACCTACATTACCATCGCCTTGTAATCTAATAGTTTCTGTAGTTCCATCTCCATCATAAATAGAAACAAAACCACTAGTTCCAGGAATTAATCTTATTTCATCTATAAAATTTGTTGGTGCTTGTCCAAGTGTAATTACATCATTTTCTTTGCTAATTAAATTTCTTAAATATCCACTTTCTGCTACATATATATTAAAATTTTCTTCTAAAACTAATGCTGCATCATCTTTAGTTTCATTTGTATTAACATAAGTTCCACCTTCAATATGAACTGCACCATTTACTTCTAATGTTGCATCAGGACTTGTAGTACCTATACCAACATTTTGATTAGAATCAAGAGTAAACCCTGTTGTTCCATCTGTTTGTAACTTAATAGTATCTGTAGTAAAATTAATTGCAGTATTATCATCATCATTATGATGTATAAATTGGTCTACACCTATATTTCCTGCTACATCTAATGTATAAGTAGGACTTGTGGTACCTATACCTACTCTATTGTTAGAACTATCTACTTTTAATGTGCTTGTATCTACTGTTAAATCACCTGATATATCAACATTAGCATTCATATCTACTGTTGTAGTATTTATCTCTATTTCATTAGCACCATTTTCAGTAGCATTTATAATCAATCTATCTTGGTCGCCATCAAATCCTATATAACCTATTCTATCGCCATCATTTTGTAAAAATTGCATATATGACCAAGAATCATCACTTGATTTAAAATTTAATATTGCATCTGTTGCAGTATGTATTGTAATCTGACTTGAAAAAGTTTTAATACCTGCTATTGTTTCATTACCTGTTAATCCTACCTTAGTTGCTATACTATTAGTAACTGTAGTAGCAAAGTTAGCATCATCATTAAGTGCAGCAGCAAGTTCGTTAAGTGTGTCTAGTGTTGCAGGAGCAGAATCTACTAATCCTGCTACTTCGTTATCTACATAGGCTTTTACTGATTGTTGTGTAGGTATTTTAGTTGCCGAATTTGACGACATATTATCTTCATCTACAAAACTATCTATTGTTATAGAACCATCAGTAAGATTAGTAAACTCTACATTATCACCATCAAGTGTTAAAGGTGTATTAGTATCGTTTGTAAAATTTAATTTTGTGTTACTTGAAGGTTTATTAATCTTCCAATAACCTTGATTGTTTTGCAGTCTAACATAAGATGCTGAGTTTGCTGCTGCTTGAACTCTTAATTGACATTGAGTCCCTGCTTTAGATTGTAATACAAATTGTGGATATGTATCACTATCTGAAAATACTTTTAAATCACCTTGTATAATTGTGTCTTTGGCTTTTAGTTTACCTTTGACTTCAACTTCGCCATCAACACTACCATCAGGTGTAGGCGAGGAAACATTTATTATAGATGCTTCCCCACCAACTTTCAAAGGTTGTTTATCATTAGACAAAGGGTAGCCATCACCTAAAGTGACTTCATTAACTAATCTACCTTCTTTTGTCTTTTGATATGGCATTAATCTACTCGTAACCCTTTAATAAATCCTCTTACAGCTGATCCTACAAAGTTATCTAGTAAATCTATAAAGTATGGCTCTACAGTCTTGTTCCATATATCTTTTGTAAATTTCCATTGTGATAAACCTAAAGTCATAAATCTACCAGCCATAAATGTAAAACCTTCTACCCAAGCACATATTTCTTCGTTTGGGATCTTCTTTAGAATGTATAGTACAATACCGCCACCTGTACCACCCATTAATAAACCTGCATTATTTGCTAAAAAATCTAACATATTACTTCTCCTTTTTTAAAATAATTTCTATTATATCAACTCTATTTTTGAGTTGTTTTAACTCTTCGTCTAACTCATTGGGTTCTTCAACGTATTTTAGGATTTTGTCTAATTTGAATTGTTTGCTGATCAGCTTAACTACAGCATTGATAATCATTTTCTGCACTATCATTTCCCATTTCCATCTACAATCTCTCCCCACAACGAAGTTCTACCATCTATTATCTGTATAATGTGAACTGTAAATAGTCCACCTCTGTAAAAATCTACTATTGCAAAAGCGTGTGACCAGTTAATACGTCTATGTTCTAACCAATCATTAGCTTCTGCTTTCATATCCTTCAAACATCCAATACTCCATGCAGACTTAGGTCCATCCATATGAGTAGCAGACATTTGTTGAATATCGTGCCAATGCCCATACATAACATTACATCCTAGCTTTCTAAGATGATTAGATGTATGGTATTGCCCACCATATTGATGTCCATGATATAGGTATAATTTACCTAATTTTAGGTGTTTTCCAAAGGGAATATACTTATAACCTCTACCTTTTAAGTCTACTGCATTTTTAAACTTATATTGAGGTATATAAGGATACTTTTCTACACACATATTTAACCAGTTATCGTGGTTACCTTCTGTAATGTATCTTTCCTCACAATTAACCTTATCTAAGGATTCATCAATCTGATCCATACCAGCATTGACATCTTTTACGTCTTTATCGAAATCTTCTATTAGAAACTCAAGAGGTGGTGCTTTTTTACGTTTATATTTCCAAGCCGAAAACGCTGACCATTCACCCACATCACCCAGATCAACATAAGCATCAGGCTTAACTATTTCTATAGTCTTCTTTAATACATTTATTGATGGTTGATCATGAAGTGGAAAATGTTTGTCAGGCGTTACGATTACACGTTTTACAACACCTTTAGACATCTAATGCACCTCTTTTACTCTATTACTTAATTCTTTTGCTCTATTAGGTGTTTGTCTTGCCCATAAACTATCTAGCATTTCTACCGATGCTTCTTCCCATCGTTTATCTTGTAAGTATGCTAATGTTTTTTTGAACTTAGAAACGCCTGTAACACCTAATTGATAGCACATTTCCATCACAACATCTTTAATCTCTTGTGGCATATACTTATACCAACTGAACTTTAAATTGACTCTATCTTCTAACTCTTTTAATTTACGTTCTAGAATAATGTCGCATATATCTCTATCTAATTCTAAATCTTTTATTGCAAAGCCATAACCTATAGTATCTATTCCTAGACTATCTTTATAGACTACGCCTACATAACCTTCGTGTTGTTTAATACTATCTATTAAACTCATTTTTTCTTTTTCTTCTTTTTTGCTTTTTTCTTCTCTACAACAACTTCCCAATCATCACGATCCATCATCATAGACATTTCTGCCTCTGTAAATTCTTTTACTTCATCATTTAATCTATTTTTAAATTTCATATAATCTCCATGTTGTATAAGGGCGACATTACATCGCCCTTATATATTTTTAAGCTATATCTTATTAATCTAAGATAAATGCTCTTTTTTGTCCAGCTGTGCTAGAATTTCTAACTTTACAGCCATATACCATATCACCTACAAGTTTAGTACCTAAGTAGTCAATATCGTAATCAGCCTGCATTCTTACACCTTGAGAGTATGCAATGTGCATACAAGATTTATGAATACAGTATCCGATTGCTGTTTGGTTATCTGCTCCAGCACCTGTGTCCATATCTGTACTAGCAGTTGTTACATTAGGTGATACTGCAACAGGCATACCATATAAAGTACCTACTTGACCTGTAGTTGCAAAACCTTGACCTAATGGAGCTCCATTAGTAGCGTAAGATAATTGAACAAAGTTAGCTAGATCAGCATAAGCACCAGGAGATAAAACTAAACTCCAATTAGTTAAATCTTGATCTTCTGCTAGAATCTGTGTTAGTATTGAATCAAAATTAGCAGCACTAGATAATGCACCACTTAAATCGATTGTATTTATAGCACCACCATCTGCTTTGAACGAATCAAATAGTTGAGATTCTAAATACTCATCTATTTTTTTAGCTAAAGCATAACCCATTTCTCTAGTATAAATACCAGTAAGGTCATAGTTAGATTGCACTTTTAAAATATCTTCAATTAATACAGCAGAATAAGTGTGCTGATCAATATTTAAAGTTATTTCTGTTTGTGCAGCACCATCATCACCATAAGATATTTTTGTTTCTGGTGCTTTTGTGCCTGTTGATATTTCATCATATTGTGGTAAGTGTATTACATCGCCACCACCTGCTACGAAACTAGATAAGTCATTTGCATAGTTAGCAAAAACTAATTTTTCTTTCATAGCCAATTCAATTGCTGGTCCCCAAATCTCTGGAACAAATACGTCATGCGACTTATTTGTAGCATCATTTTGACCACCTGTTGCTATTTTAGCGTTACCGAAAGCCATTTATTTTCTCCAATCGTTATTTATTTAACATCTCTTCATGGTATTGCTTTCTTTCTGCTTCAGTCATTTGTGCATAAGGTTTGTCTATTTTAGGAGTGGCAACACGCCCTCTTAATTCTCTAGACGACTCTTTTGGTACTGAAACAAACTCTTCTACAACAGCTTCGAGAGATGTAAGATCTAAGTTTTCAAATTTCTCTCTTTTATTTTCTGGAAGTTTCTCTAACAGTTTAGAATGTCTATTAGCTTTATAATCTCTTGCCCATTCTGCATCAGCACGATCCTTTTCCCATAACTCTTTAAACTTTTGTTGTTCAACTAGTTGTTCTTGTTCCTTTGCTTTTGCTTGGG